CTACCGTCAGGTTTGCACATCTTTTACGAAGATTTGAAATATACCTATAATGAAGACACGGGTAGAGATGAACTCACGTACAAGGTTCGCCGAGGCCGAAATAAGATATACGGTGGTAAAGTTATAGAGAATGTATGCCAAGCTATTGCACGATGTATAATTGGTGAACAGTTGCTAAACATAGCAAAAAGATATAAAGTTGTGTTAACAGTACACGACTCGATTGTGTGCTGTGTAAAAGAAAATGAAGCCGAGGCCGCGCAGGAATATATAGAGACTTGTATGAGAACAGCACCCGAATGGGCGTGTGGTCTTCCTATAGATTGCGAAAGCGGTATTGGTAAATCGTACGGAGAATGTGAGTGACTAGAGCAGCCCCGTGGTCTTTCAGTAAACTCAAGGCATTTGACACATGCCCGAAGCAGTTTTACCATGAAAAAGTTTTGAAAGAATACCCGTTCGTACAGACAGATGCTATTTTATACGGTAACGAGTTTCACAAAGCATGTGAAAATTATATTGGTGGTGAAGAACCGCTACCTAAAAGATTTATATATGTAAAGAATGCGCTAGATACCTTGAACGACAAGCGAGGAGTAAAGCTATGCGAAAAGAAACTAGGCATAACCGCAGACCTAGAACCGTGTGGCTTCTATGACAAACGTGTATGGTTCCGAGGTATAGCCGACCTGCTTATAATAGACGTAGTGGGTAATATGGCATGGGTTGTGGATTATAAAACAGGTAAGTCTGCAAGGTATGCCGATAAAGGACAGCTTGAACTTATGGCGTTGTCTGTGTTTGCGCACTACCCCCATATAGATAGAGTAAAAGCAGGATTGTTTTTTGTCGTAGCAGGTGATTTAGTAAAAGATACTTACAAAACGCTTGATAAAGCAAATCTTTGGAAGAAGTGGATGACAAACTATGCTAGAATGGAAGCAGCGTTTGAAGCAGACGTTTGGAACCCTCGTCCCTCTGGTCTGTGCAAGCGTCATTGTCAAGTAACGGAATGTCCTCATAATGGGAGTAACTAATGCCGTATAAAAACAAACCTCGCCCGTACAAAAAAGAGTACAAACAGCAAAAAGAAAGAGGCGAACACGCTAATCGTATGGAACGACAGCGTGCGCGAAGAAAAATGGATGCAAAAGGTATCAACCGCAAAGGTAAAGATATCGCGCATAAGAAAGCATTGAGCAGAGGCGGTTCAAATAAAGATGGCGTAAAGCTACAAAGCCCAAAGAAAAACAGAGCAGCAGGTGGTAAATTAAGTCGTGGAAAACGCAAATAGTATTTCGGAGAACAACATGCAGATAGTAGAAGACAAAGCTCTTCTGCTAACCCTGCAAAACCCAAAACAGATTACTACGGTAATCCCAAAAAGTAAGGAGTTGTCATTGAACAAAGTTGTCGTGAATTGGGGGGTGGATGAAGCTCACACGTTACAGTCTTTAAATATACCTGTACCATCACCTATAGAGAAGCAGTACCAATGGGTGGGGAAGTTCACTCCGTACCAACACCAGAAGGACACAGCGTCTTTCTTAACTATGAATAAGAAAGCATTTTGTTTTAACGAACAAGGTACGGGCAAGACCGCGTCAGCAATTTGGGCAGCAGACTTTCTAATGCAGAAAAAAATAATAAACCGTGTGTTAGTTATATGCCCCCTATCTATAATGGATTCGGCGTGGCGCAACGATCTCTTTTCTTTTGCCATGCATAGGACCGTGGATGTAGCATATGGCAACAAAGACAAACGGGCTAAGATTATCAACAACGGGGCCGATTTCGTTATAATTAACTACGATGGTGTAGAGGTAGTGAAAGATGCAGTAGCCAACGGTGGGTTTGATTTGATCATCATAGACGAGGCTACGCATTATAAAAATGTACAGACCAAGCGGTGGAAGACACTTAGAAAACTTGTTGATGAGAATACGTGGGTGTGGATGATGACAGGTACACCTGCCGCACAGTCACCACTAGATGCATACGGATTAGCTAAAATGGTAAACCCGTTACAAGTGCCTAGGTTCTTTGGTACTTTTAGAGAACAGGTCATGTATCGTGTTACGCAGTTTAAGTGGGTTGCAAAAGACACAGCTAAAAGCACCGTGTTTGCAGCGTTACAACCTGCCATTAGGTTTACAAAAGAACAGTGTTTAGATTTACCTGACATGGTATACACCAAACGTAAGATAGAACTGACAACGCAACAGAAAAAATACTACGAAATGTTGCGCAAGCGTATGGTCATGCAAGTTGCAGGAGAACATATCACCGCTGTGAATGCAGCAGTTAACATAAACAAATTGTTACAGATATCCGCAGGGGCTATCTACACCGATGACGGAGATAGTATACGATTCGACATCTCTAATCGATATAGAGTATTGCGAGAAGTGATAGACGAATGTTCACAAAAAGTGTTGGTGTTTGTTCCGTTTCGGCACACTATAGATATGTTAGCCGATAAGCTAACCAGCGATGGCACTACGTATGATATCATACGGGGAGACGTACCTGCGCATAAAAGGTCTGAGATATTTGAGCGCTTCCAAAATACGCCTGATCCCAAGGTACTTATTATACAACCCCAAGCAGCAGCTCACGGTGTAACTCTTACAGCCGCAAGTACTGTTGTGTGGTGGGGACCAACTTCGAGTTTAGAAACGTACGCACAAGCTAACGCAAGAGTGCATCGCTCTGGACAGAAGCACAAGTGTACTGTGATACAACTTGCAGGGTCGCTTGTGGAGCAGCGAGTATACTCTCTTTTAGATGATAAGATAGACGCTCATTCTGCTATAATAAATTTATACAAAGAAGTACTTGACTAAGTAACGTTTAGTCACTATGTACCACATATAACTACATTCGGAGACAAAAATGCAAGTTCCAATAGAGAAACTCACGAAAACATATATTAAGATACGTGAGAAACGAAAGGTGTTGTCAGAGGAGTTCAAGGAGAAAGATAACAAGCTTGTTGGACAACTCAATAAAGTATCGCAAGCGTTGCTTGCACACTGCGATGAGCATGGTGTGACTGGTGCTAAGACTATAGAGGGGCAGTTTTACAGAACTGTAAGGCAACGATACTGGACTGGTGATTGGGAACAGATGTACAAATTTGTTTTGGAACACGAAGCGCCAGAGCTTTTCGAAAAACGTCTTAACCAGACAAACATGCGGCAGTTTCTTGAGGAGAACCCTGATCTGCTACCAAAAGGTTTGAATGTGGATTCAGAGTACACAATATCTGTGAGGAAACCATGACAGAAAATCCATATGTAAATGTAGAAAGTCTCGCTAATTATTTTGGCGTATCAACTTCAACTATTCGTAAGTGGGTACGTGAGGGTATTATTTCACGGGATCACTATATCCGTGCAGGAGATACGTATCGCTACAATAGAAAGGCGATTGAGAAGGCGTTAACAAAGTCGAAACCGCCTAAAAACGAAGAAGTAGAGGCATGGACGGCGCATTAGATAGTAAACTCTCTCCCCGTATAAGTATCCGTGACGGACAATTCCGTTGTGTGGTAGACGGAAAGCAGGAGGACATGGGAAGCGAAAGCTATATAAATATGGTGGTTATAAATGCTGCTAATATAGCTAGGACTTTTTATGCAGGGGCGTATGACCCTGACAATCCATCTCCCCCCACTTGTTGGTCGTTCGACACTCAACTACCTTCTTTGGAAGTTCCAAAAGATCAGGTACAAGCTAGACGTTGTATGGACTGCGAACAAAATATACGGGGTTCGGGAGGGAACGGTGGCCGTGCGTGTAAGTACTCGCAACGTATTGCTATTGCCCTAGAGGGGGAGATGGATACTATCTATCATTTTAACTTACCTGCAACATCTGTTTTTGGTAATGTTAAAGATGGACATATGGGATTACAAGCGTATGCTAAGTTCCTCAGTACTCGGAGAACGAACTCCATATCTGTAATAACACAGGTATATTTCGATGAAAAAAGTTATATACCCAAGTTATATTTTAAGGCTTTAAGACCTCTCTCTGGAGAAGAGTTACAAGATGCTTTAGAATTAAAGAACCGTGATGCTGCAAGCCAAGCGGCATTACAAAAAGTAACAGTATCTAGTGATGTTGTTACTAAAACCTCACCGTTTACAGAAGTAGACGGGTTTATATATAACTAGGAGAAAGCTAAGATGGCTAATAAACCGACTACGCACCTTATAAAGAACGTGCAAGCCCTGTACCCTAAAATCAATCAGACATATAAGTATGATAGTAAGGCAGGGGAAAAAGGTAAGACTGTACCTTGTCCTCCATCAGACGAGGGCGCAAAGTACGAAACTTCCTTTAAGATGACAAAACCACAGGCGCAAGCTCTGTACGCTGTCATGGAAGCCGCGTATGCCGAAGCGGCAAGTAAACAATCAGATTGGCCCGAAGCCCTTTTGAAACCCTCTGAAATCTTTAAGAAAGATGATAAGGACGGTATGTTTATTGGTAAAGCTGTATTGAAAGGTAAGTATGGCAACCAGTTTACAGACCCACCTATGCAGGTTGACTCAAAAAATACAAAACTACCGCCAGACTTTGAA